GATCGGTTCTCAAATGGGCTACTCTGCTTACGATAGCATCCCCGCTTCTTTCAGCGACTTCTTGATCGGTCACGTTGCCGCCAAGACCGCCCAGAAGATTGAGCAAAACATCTGGCAAGGCGTTAACGCTACTGCTGGTGAGTTCGATGGTTTCACTACTTTGATGGCTGCTGATGCAGACGTTGTAGACGTAGTAGCTACTACCGTTGACGCTTCTAACGTAATCACCGAATTGGGCAAGGTTGCTGATGCTATCCCTTCTGCTCTTTACGGCAAGGAGGACTTGACCATCTACGTTCCACAAAACGTAGCAAAGGCTTACGTCCGCGCTTTGGGTGGCTTCGGTACTTCTGGCTTGGGTGCTAACGGTGTTGACAACAAAGGCACTATGTGGTACGGTCAAGGCGATTTGTACTTCGATGGTATCCGCGTTGCTATGGTTAACGGCCTTCCTTCTAACAAGATGGTAGCTGCTCAATCTTCTAACTTGTTCTTCGGTACAGGTCTTGAGTCTGACCGCAACGAGGTTAAGGTATTGGATATGGGTGACTTGGATGGCTCTAACAACATCCGCGTTATCTTGCGCTTCTTGGCTGGTGTTCAGTATGGTATCGGTGCTGACTGTGTATTGTACGCTTAATTGATTGATTGATTTAACCTCAAGGGGGTGAGGGTTCTGCCCCGCCCCCTTTTTTATTTTAAAACACTATGGCTTGTAATTTAACCGCAGGACGTGCAATCCCTTGTAAGGACGTAGTTGGTGGCATCAAAGCTGCTTACTTCGTTAACTACGGAGATTTAGGCACACTCACCTTGACCAATGACGAGGTGACGGATATGAGTGGAACATTCTCCGCTTATAAATATGAACTCAAGGGTGCTTCCAACTTGGAGCAATCCTTCAACTCAAGCCGTGAAAACGGCACTACCTTCTTCGAGCAGACGTTGACTTTGCAGTTCACCAAGCTTTCAAAGGAGGACAACAAGGAGTTGAAGCTGATGGCCTATGGTCGCCCTCACGTTGTAGTCCAGGACTACAATGACAATTGCTTCTTGATGGGAGCTGATCACGGAGCAGAGGTTACGGGTGGCACTATTGTTACCGGAACTGCTATGGGTGATTTGTCTGGATATACCTTAACTTTGACGGCACAGGAAATTCTTCCCGCAAACTTCATCGCAAGTCCTACGGCTGCTGACCCATTCGCTGGAATGGCATCTGCTACGGCTACGATTGTTGAGGGTACGAACTCCTAACATTTCTTTCATTTGGTAGGGAGAGGGGGCATTAGCCCCCTTTCTTTTGGAATAAACTTTTGCGTTTTGGTTATTTAATTGAGATGCATATACTACAAGAATCGGAATCCACTCAATCTATTGTCATCGTACCACGCTCCTATCCTGGTAGCGTGACCTTGCAATTGATAGATGAGTCGACAAACACAACGGCTACGCCCTCCGTTAGCGTGTCCTCTGCGGATGGTTTTATGACCATCTCTGGCACTTTCTCCGTAAAGAATGGGCGGTTCTATGGTTTAAAGGTTTTGGATGGCTCTACGCTCATTTATCGAGATAGGGTTTTTGTCACCGCACAAACTAACTTTGACAAGTATACGGTCAATCAAGGGGCGTATATTGAGGATAATTCCTATGACAATGAATTCGTGATTATATGAGCAAGTTCCATTTTGTAAACCTATCGAGCTACACCTCTCCAGAAATTAAGGAGGTGAGCAACCGCGATTGGGTAGAGTATGGGGAGAGCAATGACTACTTCCAATACCTTATTGACCGCTTCCAGGGTAGCCCCACCAACAACGCTATCATCAACGGCATTTCCGAGTTGATCTACGGCAAGGGATTGGATGCTACGGATTCAGCGCGTAAGCCAGAGGCGTATGCCCAAATGAAGTCGCTTTTCAGCAAGGACTGTATGCGTAACGCAGCTTCCGACTTTAAGATGCTCGGACAATGCGCTTTTCAAGTCATCTACTCCCAAGACCACTCAATTATTACGGAGGTCTACCATATGCCCGTTGAGAGCCTACGAGCCGAGAAGTGCAACGAGGAAGGCGAGATTGAGGCTTACTATTATGCAAAGGATTGGAATGAGGTAAAGAACAACAAGGAAACACCTCAACGCATTCCCGCTTTTGGTTTCTCAAACGAGGGTATTGAAATTCTATATGTCAAGCCCTACCGCGCAGGATTCTATTACTATTCCCCTGTGGACTATCAAGGAGGGCTTCAGTACGCAGAACTTGAGGAGGAGGTAGCCAACTACCACCTCAACAACATCAAGAACGGAATGAGTCCTTCGATGCTTATTAACTTCAACAACGGAGTACCTACGGAGGAGGAGCGTTACATCATCGAAAACAAGGTAGCGGAGAAGTTCTCTGGAACTTCCAACGCTGGTAAGTTCATCCTTGCATTTAATGACAACAAGGAGATGGCGGCTGACATCACGCCCGTTCAGTTGTCCGATGCTTCCGACCAATATCAATTCTTGGCAGATGAGTCAATGCGTAAACTGATGGTAGCTCACCGCGTAACATCTCCGATGCTATTGGGCATCAAAGACCAAAGCGGTCTGGGCAACAATGCTGACGGGCTTATGACAGCCTCTACCTTGTTTGATAACACGGTCATCCGTCCTATGCAAGAAACCATTCTTGACGGATTGGACAAGATTTTATCCTACAACGACATATCTCTAAACCTATACTTCAAGACCCTTCAGCCCATCGAATTCACCGATGCGGAGGTTGTGGACTCCGCTACAATCGAGGAGGAAACAGGGGTCAAGGATGCAAAGATTGTCAAGGAAGAAGTCAAGACAGATGTCAAAAAGGCTATACCAACAGAACCAATGGTAGATCCAGAAGCTCAAGAGGAACTCATCCAAAAGGAGGCTTCCTACAACGGAGCGCAGATTGCATCGTCTTTACAGATTATGCAAGGCGTGAAGGATGGTACTTTGTCGGTAGACCAAGCCATCACATTCTTGGTGCAGATGCTTCAGTTTGATCCGCAAGTGGCGAAGGCACTCTTTGCGGGTAACTCATCCGATGTCATTGCTCAAATGAAATCTCATAAATTCAAGGCCGATGTGCCAGAATTGAGCAAGGAGCAAGAGTCCGCGTGGCTAAAGGAGTTGCGGGGAAAGGGTGAGGTCGTTGACTTGAATGAATGGGAACTCATCTCCGATGAGGTAGTCAGCGACCCCGACAATGAAGATGCCCATTTAAAAAAGATGAATTTCTCCGTTGAGGACTACTCCAACCCCGATGAGGACTCGCGCCTCGATGGGGGGTTGTACAAAGTGCGATACACCTACACAGAAAACTTGAGCGCAAACTCTCGTGAGTTTTGCCGAGAGATGGTAAGCGCAGCTTCAAGCGGAGTGGTATTCCGCAAGGAGGATATTGATATGATGTCTTTCTCTGGGGAGAATGGACAGTTTGCCCCTAAAGGGCAAAGCGTATACTCCATTTGGAAGTGGAAGGGTGGCGTTTACTGTCATCACGCTTGGAGGCGTTTGGTCTATTTCCGCAAGAGAAACAAAAAAGGAGAGTTCTTACCCGATGCTGGTTTGCTAAACGACAAAGAGGTATCTGTCGCACAAGCAGAAAAAGCGGGATTCCCCGACAAAAAACTATTTCCTGCGGGGTGGGCTACCGCCTCCACCGCACCTATTGACACACCAAGTAGAGGCTCATTAAAGAATAAATAATGGCAACGGCACTATTCATAACACGACAGGATATCGTTCGCAACACGGCTCTTGGGGGCAATGTGGATACGGACAAGTTCATCCAATTCATTAAGATCGCCCAAGAGATACACGTCCAAAACTACTTGGGGAGTAAGCTCTACGATAAGATCTCGGCAGACATCATTGCCGGAACGCTATCTGGAAACTACTTGACGTTGGTTAACACCTACGTCCAACCCCTTTTGATTCATTTCGCAATGATGGAATATTTGCCGTTTGCAGCCTATACCATCGGCAACGGAGGGGTATACAAACACCAGAGCGAGAACTCTGCGAGTGTGGACAAGACGGAGGTTGACTTCTTGATTGAGAAGGAGCGCAAGATTGCGGAGTTCTACGTCCGCAGATTTGTCGACTATATGACCTACAACCAATCGTTGTTCCCAGAGTACTACGCCAACGTCAATGACGATATGTACCCCGATCAAGATGTGCAATATAGCGGATGGGTATTATGAGCAAGAAGCGAAACTACGAACCCAAGAAGGTCAACGTACTAAAGCTAAAAAGTTATTTAATTAAGAAAGGCAACGATGGCAAACGCAATTAATTGGGGGGAGATATACTGCTCCACCTATTTCGGAGACGAGGACTACAACACCCGCACTTTAGGGGGTGATGGTGTTCCCGCTTGTTTTGATAATGCGTTTACCTATGCGGAGGCTTTTGCCATTCGCGTTGCAGCAGATAGCGGGGTGATAGAAGGCTTCGTTTGTTTGGAGAATGCGATTGACGCTTTAAACTATAATTGATTATGAGTTCATTTTTTGACGATGCCTCTTTGGTAATGATTCCTTCGGGATACAAGGACGGCAAGGTCTATTCAGTAAAACCAACAAGCGGAGCTGGGGATTTAACCTTCACCCGTAACAGTAACGCCACAAGGGTAGATGCCAACGGGTTGGTGGAGAAGGTGCGTACAAATAGCCTCTTGCAGTCAAATCAGTTTGACACTACTTGGACAACTACAAATTCAACGCTTACAAGTGGACAAAGCGGATATGATGGTTCAAGTGATGCTTGGCTTTTAAACAAAAGCGGCACTCAAGGAAGGCTTACACAATCTATAACGCAAAGCGATTTACAAACCTTAAGCATTTACGCAAAAAAAGGCACAAGTGAATACTTAAGAATGTTTGTGAACGGCCCGAATTCAAGCATTTATTTTAATCTAAATGATGGAACAATACAAAGTTCCTCCGCCATTGTTTCGGGTAAATCTACCAATTTAGGTGGGGGATGGTATAGGTGCGAAGTGGCATTTACTGGCTCAACAACGTTAGTAAATTACTACCCCGCAGAAGCTGGGAGCACCGCTGGAACAAGCGGAAACATCTACATCCAAGATGCCCAGCTTGAGCAAGGGTTAGTAGCTACGGACTACATTGAAACCAC